TGAATCCGTTCGCGGTCTTTATTGCTTTTATTTGTACGCTTGAGTTTTTCATATTATACGCTCCTTTTTGTTTTGTTATCTTCCATGACTCAATCCTACCACACTCACTAACAGAGTCAACAAAAATAAATTAAATCGTACGAATTATTTTAGCATCAAATAGAATAGATATACAAGACCATAAAAGTATGATATGATTGCTTATAAATACACAATGACAGATAATTAGCATAAATGATATTATGCGGTAACATAAATTACACTCAGCATTATCTACTATAGCCTATAATCTAATGCAATAATATATACTAAACCATATACTATGTAGCAATAATTGGCTATAGATCTCCATGTCAATTAATTGGCATTATCACATTGATAAAAAATAATGCATTTGTAAGTATGCAATATATAAGCCAACTCAAAAATAATTCTTGACAAGCAAACAAATCTGTGGTACATTTGGGGGGACTAATGGGGGGGCCTAGACGAGCATCTAACTTATATCTGGTGCGAGTCACTGCTTAAGCATATTAACCTGTAGGCTCTCACCCCCACGGTGAGATGCCGACAACACAAAGACAATTATCACGGTGAGCCGGTGCCTAGTGCAATAGCTCACCTACAGTATACTAGCGGATAGTCCTATCAAATAACTATGGCACAACCTTCTGCTGACCTCAAGAAACAGATCTTTGCACAAGAGTATGCTGCCAATGGTCACAATGGCAGGCAAGCGGCTCTTGTCGCGTACCCAAACCAAAACCCTGAAAGTGCAAGTGTAACTGCGTCACAGCTCCTAGCCGATCCTAAGGTGCAATCCACGGTATTGCAATTACACCAAGAATCTGCAAACGCATTTGAGCAAGCATCTAAAAAAGCCATTGCACTCCTCGAACGTCTCATAGACAAGATGGAAAACAACAAAGAATTCGCTATGCTGTGTAGCAAGTGCAATAACACGACAATGACACTTGCACAAGCTGTCAAGCTCTTGACGGAGCATGGCAAGCTTTATGCTACTGCAAATACCGGGCCAAAGACCGCAATCCAAAACAATAAGTATAGCTTTCCAAAGCGCTGACAGCTATTGCAATAGTCAAAGCATTGACACTCCCAAGGGCCGCCTGCAATAACTGTACCAACTCCAGCGGGTGTAAGTGCAATTGTGCAATGGGGGGTGGGAAGGCATGCTGGCACAGCACTTGGTCGGTGCCTTGCACCTTCTGGCACAGCACTTGCACTACTCAAAAAACGTGCCTGTTCTGTGGGGCGAGATACTTAGGCAGCTTGGTATAGCTATTGCAATTGCAAATTGCGTGCCTTTGGCGCTAAGAAACTGGCGTTGGTGCAAGTACCCCCCCCCTACCCCCCGGCGGCAAAAAGCTAGTGTAAGTGTAAGGGGGAAAGAGAAGATAACCATCCTTTTGAGGAGAGATATGGGTAAGTATTCAATATTCAAGGTAGAAACCGAGTATATTATAGGTACCGAGGATCTGTTTTTAATAGACCAGCTTAAGTCCACCCCCACCTACTTCGAGTACACTTGCACCCCCACTAGCCCCCCTCCAAGTAACTCTGTACAGAATCCTAATTGCAAGTCACTTGCAAAATCACCTGTATCCAACAAAAAAGTGTTTATACCTAAAACCTTGGAAAAGCATGTGAAATTGCACGGGCTGCCACTTCCCGTAAAAAAATACCTTGCGTAATTTTCGAAAATGTGGTATAATCTACTCAAGTAAGAGATAAAACAGAACAGGAAGATTCTCTGAGGTTGTGCACTGGCCACCCCAAAGCACAACCGACAAAAGCAGACTGAGGCGGACCAGGGGGTGGGAAAAGCTACTTAAGTACGTGCAACTGTAAGCCTCCTCTGCCAGCAAGGGTGCCAGCTTTAAGTAAAAATAACCCAGGCACAATTTCACCAGCAAAAGTATACCTAAATAAAAGTCGATTGTAGGCCAACCTTGAACGTTTAAAGGGCTAATCCCTAGAGACCAACGATGAAACAAATCGCGAAACAAATGATTAGCTTAAATAATGGGAGATATCATAGATTTAGAAGAGTACCGTAAGATAAGAATGAAACGAATGCAGGATATTGCAGATTTGTACGATTTTTTTATTTCTGAGAACTCATTAGAATCATTAGAGAATTTAGAAGATTGTCATGGATATTCAGAAGTAGCGTAATTATTTACTTGACAAATTCTTAAACAAAGACTATAATTAGAGGTACACAGGGGGGATACTGTGCAGGCTGCGTTTTCGAAACAGCCCGACCAGATGGGAACTTGGAATATAGCTCCCCCATCCCCCCTGCCACCCCCACATTTCCTTGAGTTATACCCCCAAATTTCAAAAACTACTTGATGATATCCAGGCCTTAGTGGATGGTGGTGCCTCAGAAGAAGATATACAAACAAAGTTTTATAAGGGTTGTTTGGAGTTGGGGCAAGAAGAAAGACTACAAAACCTCTATCGCATCCGTTCTAATACACCTATTCCAGGCCAGACAGATAGAGCCCTCAATTTTACCCTAAACGCAACTCAGCGTTACTACTACAAACGCAAGACCAATAGAGATTTAATACTTAAGCCCAGGCAAGTCGGATTTACAACATTAGCCTGTATCATGGGGCTTGACCAAGCATTATTTATCCCGGGTATCCACTATGCCATTATGGCAGATACCAAAGACCACGTCAAGGAATACTTTCAAATTGTGAAGTTTGGTTTTAGATGGTTCAAAAAAGACTGGGGGGCATTTTACCCAGTACAAGAAGAAGCTGACAACGTAAACGCACTAAAGATCGGCAATACTAAAAGCTCCCTTCTTGTTTGCACAAATACCCGAGGCTTATCAGTAGATTGCCTCCATATTGCAGAAGCTGCCTTTTGTGAAGATAAAGACATATCAGACTCATTAGAATCAGTTCCGTTAGCTGGAACAATCGTTTTAGAAACTACTGCCGATACGGCTAGTGGTCTTTTTTATAATTTGTGGGACAGGTCACAGAAAGATCCCGCTGCCATGTATACCCACCATTTCTTCCCATGGTGGATTGAATATCCTAAAGATCAGGATCTACACGCTATAAAAATACCGGAAGTAATAGACTATACCCCCCGGGAGCAGGAGCTTGTTAATACCTATAAATTATTACCAAAGCACATAGCCTGGAGACGGTTGAAAATTAGTGAAAACAATGGCAATGAGGATGAATTTTTAAGAAAATACCCAGAAGATCCTACAACATGCTTCCTATCAGGAGCAGGCTCAGTTTTTGCACCAGATGTTTTGGCTAATCTGTGGGCCAACGAAAAAAGCCCCTCGTTTACAGGGGATCTGCAATACGATAGTAATGGAAAGGTAGAGTTTTTACCCCGAGCCGCAAAGGACATGGAGACCTGGTGTGGGTATCGAATTTGGACAAAGCCTGAAGGAACTCATAGATACGCCATTGGAGCTGACACCTCGGAAGGTGTGGGAGGTGATGGCTCGACTTTTCATGTGGTGGATATTGACCTGGGTATTCATGTTGCTACTTTTTGGTCTAACTTTATTGATCCTAATAATTTTGCCGCTGAATTGTATAAAGCAGGCATTTACTATAACAAAGCCTACATTATTCCTGAGTTAAATAATACAGGTCACGCGGTTGTTACATTACTAAGTGGTGCCTCCGGAGGTCTCGCATATCCCAACCTATTTCGAAGATACGAATATGACGAGTTTACCCAAAGGAAAACTAAGAAGATTGGGTTTAGAACGACTGCACAAACTAAACCCCGCATTATTCAAAATCTTAATGGGGCACTACGATCTGGGGAACTCAGATCATACGATAGAGAGACTATTTTAGAAATGAGTGCCTTTGTGAGAGACAATCGCACCGGCAGAATGGGTGCTAAGGGAAGTTCCCATGACGATAGAGTGATGTCATTAGCCCTAGCATATGAACAAGTTAGAATAATAAAAGAGGGCATAAAAGAAGGCGGTTTTGGGGGAGACACCAGTGCTTATAGAGTAGAGTACGATCCCGCCACAGGATTCCCTATTCACACACAAACTTACAACGACGACCCTATTTTTGGATAACCTATGGCAGATGAATCTAAAAAACCAGAGATGAGTGATGAGAAAAAGAAAAGACTCATCAAGAAGGTAGTGGATGCCAAGAAGGACTCCATTACCCACTATAAGGATAAGTTTAAGGAATTCCAGCTGTATGACATTCTTTACATGGCTGGAGTCACAAAGAGCAATGTCCCTTACGGTCGCGCTAACCTGGGTCTGCCCCTTGCATTCCAGCAGATTGAGCCCTTTGTTTGCCAGATGTCAGAAACCATGGTGGGGGAAGCACCCTACATTGCCTATGAAGGCCGTGGACCAGAAGATGACGAGATGGCACAAGAGATTACAGAGTTTACCCAATACCAACTAGATAATGCTGATTTTGTTGTTGAGTACACTAAGTATCTACGTAATGTTGGTAAATACGGAACCGGGCAATCAAAGCTAGTGTGGGAAACTGAGAGTTTTGAAATTGAAGAGGAGAAAGAACAGCCGATTGATCTGGGAATGGTTTCCCCTGAATTGGCAATGGAAGCTGCCCTTAATCCTCCCATGGAGACTGTTACAGAGAATGTGCTGGTTACAATGCATGACGGCCCACGCTTTTACAACCTTTCAATCTATGATTGTTTTATCCCACCTTCGGCAGCTAGTCCAGATGTTCAAAGCATGGAGTATTTTATTCACCGGGCCTATCGCACTCCTAAGCAAGTTCTCCGTAATAGCAATTATAAAATGGCCCATGCGGAAATTGAGAGAATTCTTGAAGAAGAAAAGAACTCCGAAGAAGAGGGTACGGAGTACAACAAGGCGGCACTCCCGCAACCGGAACCACTAGACCCAGCAGAGCGCCGAGATAAATATAAGGGTCAGTTTGAAATTTTAGAGTATTGGGGACATCGTGATGATACCCCCGAGGAGCAGTTGATTGTTGTTGGTTTATACTGTGGTCATGAAATTTTGCTGCGGGCTGAAAAGAACCCACTAAAGTATAAATTCAAACCCTTTTTGATGTCAAATGATTACCCTGTTGAGGGAGAGGCTTATGGCCTTGGAGAAATTTTACACATCAAAGATCTTATTAAAGAATCCACAGCTCTTCGCAATGCACGACTTGATGTTGTAAACACATCCTTAAATGGAATGTGGTTAGTTGAGCGTCAATCAGGAGTTAATACCCGGGAACTCTATAACGCCCCTAATAAGATTATTCTCACTAATGACCTAAACGGAATTAAGCGTTTAGAAACTAGCGGTGCCAATCAGACCTCTTATACGGAGCTGGGTCAAATAGATTTTGATATTCAGAATACCACTGAGATTATTAATCCACGCCAGGATGTAAGTCGTGTTGGTGGAGCTTTTGGTGGAACTGCGACTGGCGTAAATTTTCTAGCAGCCAAAGCTAACTTGCGCTTGAAACAGAAAGCAATGATTCAAGAGCAGCAGTTCTTTAAGCCTTTGGCCAGAATGCTAAATTGGTACAATCGCCAATTCACCACGGATGAACAATATTATCGAGTAGCAAATAATGAAGACGCATCCCCCTATAGAACATTACCGGAAGATGCTTTTTTAACAGACGTAGACTTTAAACCCACAAGTCAGCCAGAGAAGTTGTCGATCTCGGAACGACGTGAAAACCTTGGCTATATGTTCCAGACAATTGGACAGATAGAAAAGGTAGCCCCTGGATCAATAAACATGCAGGCATTTGTGAAAGAAGGCTTAAAGCTCTATGGCTTCAGCCACCCCGATAAGTACATTAACCAGCAAGGAAAGGTAGTTTACCAAACTCCTCAAGGCCTTGTTGATGAACGTGGTCAACCTGTACAAGTAATGCAGGCTCCCGAACAGCAACAACCACAATAAATGGTTCACGATATTGACGCCTTAATTAGCCAAACCCGCAACGAATTAAACGGATTGGGAGAAGTAAAAGCCACCCTCAGTAGCGCGGGGTGGGAAATAATCAGATCGCATTTTCTCAAAGTCCTTTCAGCAATCGGAGAAGGTATCCTTGAAGAACAGGATTTTGAGAAGCTGCGTAGATTGCAGGAACGCTACAAAGCTTTTCGAGCTATGCTGGAGACAGCTGACTTCTTTTATAACGACTATGTTAATAAAAATGCTCAGTTGCTTAGTATGCTCGACGACAAACATCAAATCGACAGATACGGCGACTCGCTGTAAATCGAAAGGATCAAAATGGAAACGCAAGAAGGTCAAGAACCACAAGTGGCCACAAGTCAATCTGTGGAGGACCCAACAGTAACGGAGGTTGCTCAAACAGC